CACGCTCAGACATTAGCGCTTGCACAGATAGAAGTAAACAAAGCAGAGACTAAAGGCAATTGGTTTCAATCAGGATGGCGACCAGCCACAGGTTGGGTTTGCGTATGTGGATTTGCTGTAAACTTTCTTATATCACCATTGATGGCAGGGTTTGGCATTGTCATACCTCAAGCTGATTTATCCGTAATGTTACCAGTTTTAGCAGGAATGCTAGGCTTGGGCACATTAAGAACTTTTGAACGAACTAAAAAGGTAGGTAAGGCATGAAAACATACGGCAATAAATCAAAACCTAAAAAAGTTAAGAAACCTAAATAAAGTGATGTTTTTATGAGCGTGACAAGAGAAGAGCTGCAAAAGGCAACGGATTTACTTAGTCAAAAGATTGATGATCGACATGATAAAATTATAACTAAATGGGATGAACTAGCCAGCTCTATTAACGGCATGAACATAAGCATAGGCAGGTTTCTAGAAAAGTTTGATTATCAAGAAGAGGCAAACGAAAAGACAAGCGACGAGCTACGCAAAATACAAGCGCAGCAGCATCTAATGTTAATAAGTATTGTAGAGCTACAAACAAACCAGAAGAACAGTAAAAACTTTTGGGATAAGTTTGGCGTGCCTCTCATGTTGCTAGTATTTGTCGGGTTGTCTGCGATAAACTATTTTAAAGTATCAGTGTAAACAACGCTTATCAGTGATAAGTAGCAAATAATTCAGTGGATTAGGTAAATGTTAGAGATTAAGTATAGATTAACATCTGAGTTGATCGGATATGTCAACAACAGCCGAACTCACTCAGAAGAGCAGGTTTCTCAAATATCGGCAAGCATCAAGGAATTTGGCTTCACTAATCCGTTATTGCTTGATGAAGGCAGCGGTATCATTGCAGGTCATGGCAGACTTTTAGCGGCTAAGAAGTTGAGCATGGATGAAGTGCCAACAATAACGCTTATAGGTTTGACTGACATACAGCGCAAAGCCTATGTGATAGCAGACAACAAGCTTGCATTAAATGCAGGCTGGGATGAAAACCTTTTAGTATCTGAGTTTAAAGATATACATGCGCTAGATTTTAATTTTGATTTAAGCATCATCGGATTTGATGATGCAGAGATTTCAAAGTTATTTGATGAAACTGGTGGTGTTGTGATTGACGATGCTATAGAAGATTTATTATTTGACTCAATTTCTGTAAAATTTTTACCATGCGACAGGACTGATATAATGAACGCGATCAATTTAGCGATTGCCTGCTTTAATGATGCTCACTTGCTATGTGTTGATGATGAGTAAGTTTAAAGGCAAGAAAACAAACAACGCAAAAACAAACGTAAAGGAAAAATTAAGGCTTTCGATTTTAGGCGTTATTGACAATCCATCTGTGCTAGAAGTTTTTTGTGGCTCTGGTGATATGTATAACAAGGTTTGGAATAAAGCAGACAGTTACACCGGGATAGACAAAATAAAGTATTTTGATAAAAGAGAGACTATTTGCGGCGATGCTTTAAAGGCAGTTAGTTCAATAGATTTGACTCGGTATAATATATTTGACATAGATGCTTACGGATCACCCTATCAAGTGCTACAGGTTATAATATCGCGCCTTGATCGCAGCAAGAAAGAGTTTGGTTTCACGATAACAGATGGTTCGTCAATGGATCTTAGGCTTGGGAGGATAAGTAAAGGGTTAAGATATTTCACTGGCATAAACTTTCATGTTGCAAAAAAAGCAGGTGTACTTCATGACTTATTTATTAAAGATGTTGTTGCTAAAATAGAGAATGACTTAAATGGAGTTTGCAGCAACATGCTTATAGCAAAAGGAAAAACAGGCGCAGCAGTAAGATACTACGCCTTTAAGTTAACTATTAATGATGTTGTTTAACTCTCAATGGGTTGTGATACCCATCAGGGAGAAATTTCTGGAGATCTTTTTTGATATAATGAGCAGATCCGAGAGAATCGCATAAATCTATCATTCTGTGAGTATATGACTCCCAGTCTGTTGTTTTAGTCATAGGTAGATAGTTTGCACGTCCTACTTTAAATAAATCAACATAACTATGCGTTTCCTGAACAATCGCAAGACTTGATTCTATGTCAAGCGTAGGCTCTAAGCTGACCCATGTGAATATACCAGCTTTGTGAAAAGTCTTTATTGCTTCAATTCTGTCTTCGGGTAGTGCAGCGCCAGACTCCCATTTTTTAGAAAATGCAGAATCTAAGCTTGTTAATGTTGTTGCAAAAGCATCACGATCATGCCTAAATAAATCAATGTCACGTAGCGCCCTTGTTCCGCCCTTTGTTAAAGTGCAAAATGATAGCCCATGGTTTGCCAATACTTGCAGCACCTCTCTTGTTAATGTTGTATCATATGGGTGATATGGATCAGTTGTAAAACTAAGCATAACTTGATTAGTAGATCCTAAGTGTTGATACTTCCTGGCGTCACGGGTGAGCTTTTCAGTATAACCGGCACGCTCTACGGCACCACTATCGAACTTTCTTCTGTCCATGCGAAGAATATTTGGAACATAGCAATAAGCACACTTATGTCCGCATCCGCTGTAAGGGTTTGCTGCAAGACACGAATACTCTAGGGCCTGCCCTTTGGGGGCGTATATAATGTTGCAGCCTTTGACACTAATACCGTCTTCGTTCATAATTGGGTTGATTGGCCTGCCACCATTTAATCCATTAGCTTTAGATGTTTTAGACCTGCTGTCTGTTGCTATTATCATAATTTACTCTTGCTTCTAGTTAGGTTGTAAAGCAACACTATAACCTATATTAACAATGAAAGGTAGCGGTTCAATTGAAAAATTACAAAAATTTACAGTGTATTATTAATCTTATGGCCTTTAATTAATGTCTAGGCCTACAAAAAACAATCCCAAGGGCGCTCATAAAGACGTAACTATCACAGGCAAGCAAGCTACACACGCCGAAAGCGGCAAGACATTCAGCGAGATGTATAATGTCGAGACCTAGAAAGACGCTTACAGCAGCGCAAGTGACAGAGGTCGAGACATTGGCTGCGGTACTTAACCAAGAGCAGATAGCTGACTACTTTGGGTTTAGTCAAGACACATTTCAGCGTATGATGGAGCGAGATTCTGAGGTTTTGCGGTCTTATAAAAGGGGAAAGGCTAAAGCTATCGGGTCAATCGCCGGTAATTTAATTGGACAAGCTAAAAAAGGGAATGTTGCAGCAGCTATATTTTATTTAAAGACGCAAGCAGGCTGGAAGGAAGCACAAGAGGTTAAGATTGAAGCAACCAATGTAACAACTACTAGAGTTTTTCACGTTGTCGAGTGAGCGAATAGAGATTACACGACCACAAGAGTTGCTTATAAACTCACCTCATACTAACCCCGCTATGTTTGGTGGCTTTGGTTCTGGCAAGAGTGAGGGTATTATTATTCGTTTAGTTACATTGATGGAGCAAGACCCAGGCATTAGCGTAGGTCACTACTTTCCATCATACAAATTGGCAAAGCGTAGAGGCTTAAGCGGCGTACAGGCTTATTTGAAGCGATTGGGTTATGAGTACATACTAAACAAGTCAGACCTTACGATTACTATTCCAGCGCTAGCCATGGGGGTGTATTACTTAGACACTTATCACGACCCTGATTCTATTGTATCGTATGAGATTGCCCATGGTGGTGTAGATGAGCTAGAAACTCTTATTATGGACAGAGCAGAGCACGCATGGCGCAAGATATCAGAACGGGTTAGGCAGAAAACAAATCACCATTGCGGCAACACACTAGCAGTCGCAAGCACTACAGATCAAGGTGTCAAAGGGTTTTGCTATCAGAAGTGGGGCAACGGCGAAAACATTGACAAAGGTTATCATTATATTAAGGCTGGTACGGACAGTAACAAGTTCTTGCCGCCTGGTTACGTTGAGCAGATTGCAAAAAACTATGACTCTGTTATGGCCGATGCATTTATATACGGGGGCTGGGTAAGCTTCACAGCTAATAAAGTCTATCACTTCTTTAGCCGAGCAAAGCATCATACAAATCGAGAGATTACAGATACAGACACATTCTTGCATGTAGGCTTAGACTTTAACATCGGCGGTACTTGTGCGACTGTATGGATTATAGAAAACAATCAACCCAAAGCTGTTGACGAGTTTGTAAGTCACGATACATATGACTTTATTAATAATCTAGTACGCTACAATGGCAAGAAGATTATAGTTTATCCAGATGCCTCTGGTAGATCGGGTAGCACTAACGCTACCTTGTCAGACATAGGCTTAATTGAAAGCGCAGGTTATCAAGTAGATGCGCCATTAGCTAACCCAGCAGTACGCGATAGAATAAACGCGATGAATGCTATGTTTTCACACGATAGAATTATGATTAACACAGATAAATGCCCGCAGCTAACTCATGCTTTAGAGAGCCAAGGTTATAATGTTAAAGGCGACCCTGAAAAGTACGATACTCACCCAGCAATTGATGATTGGCTAGATGGTAGCGGCTATTTTATTAATCGTAAATATCCTGTGACTAAACCAGCTATAGATTTAAACATAAGGTTTTAAGATGCCAATAGATACAGAAAACAAAACATACACTAATAACCTGTCTAAGTGGGTGCTTGTGCGTGATTGTGTAAGCGGTGCAAAACAGGTTAGGTCTAAGGGTGTGCTTTATTTGTCTAACCCAGAGCCAAACGATCCAGACAATAAGAGCGATCGATACTTTGATTTTAAAAAGCGTGCTCAGTTTGTAAACATTACAGCAAGAACACGCAACGACATGGTAGGCATGGCATTCAGGCGGCCACCAGAGATTGATGTTACGGGTATAGAATACATAGAGGATAATGCAACAGGCTCAGGTACTACGCTTGAGCAGCTTGGCAAAGTCGTTGTTGGCGATCTATTAGAGTGTGGTCGTATAGGCTTATTGGTTGACTACCCTGAATCAGTGCCAAATCTAAGCAAAGAGCAGACAAACCAATTAGGATTTACTGCAAGTATTAAAGTCTACACTGCTGAGAATTGCATTAACTGGAAAACAAGTATTGTAGCCGGTCAAAATGTTTTATCTTTGGTAGTGCTTAAAGAAGAATATTTATTAGAAGAGGATGAATACGATCAAGATACAAAGATACAGTATCGTAAGCTGTGTTTAATTGATGGGATATACAGCTCATACATAGAGCGTGACAACGTAATCTTTGGCGACATAGTTCAGCCTCGTGCTAATGGTCAGCTATTAAGATTTATACCGTTTATATTCGCCGGTACTTACTCAAACGATCCAGCAGTAGATGATGCAGCTTTGTACGATATAGCCGAGGTTAACATAGGTCATTACAGAAACAGCGCATCATATGAAGAGGGTATCTACCTACATGGTCAGCCTATGTTGCATATTGATACCGGATCTACTAGCGCTATAGAATTTCAGACACTAAACCCTAACGGAATAGAAGTCGGCGCGCGTCGTGGTATTGCAACGGCTGGGGGTGGTTCTGCTAATCTATTGCAAGCAGCATCAAACGGCGCAGCATTCGAAGCCATGACACAAAAAGAAGCTCAGATGGTAAGTATTGGTGCACGATTGATTGAGTCGGGAGGTCAAGCAGAAACAGCAGAGGCCGCACGCATAAAACATGCAGGTGATAACTCGGTACTAGCTAACATCGTGCAAAACGCATCATCAGCTATAGAGACGTGTCTGGGTTGGGTTAATCTATTCATGGCTATAACTAACGAGCCTGTATTTATTATCAATCAAGATTTCTATGATAAGAGTGTAGATGCAAATATTATAATAGCTAAAATACAATTATTTGATCGTGGTATAATTGCGAAACAAGACATACGCAAGACGCTACGAAGAGCAGGTGAGATTGATCGTACTGACGAAGAGATAGACGCCGATGCCGAAGATCAGACAGTAATATAAATGAGCAGCAATAACGGCTTAATTGATGCGCTCACACTACGACAGATATTTGTGCAGCGTTATAGTAAAGGTGAAGCTAAACGGCTATTAAAGCACTTGCGGATATTATCAAGACAGCTAAAGTCTACGCTAGAAAGTGATTACGGTAAAGTGCGCGCAGTAAGATTAGCACAGCGTATAGCACAGATCACAACGACTGTACTGAATGAGTACGGCGATGACATGATAGAAGGCTTGAAAGAGTTTGGCGAAGAGGAAGCAGAATTTGTACGACAAGCAATACTAGCAACGACAGCAGCCGAGGCAGTATCACCCGGATCATTAAGGCAGATACAAGCATCTATTACTAAAGTGCCGATGAAGCTAATTAGCGGACAAAAGACACAGACTGTCACTATAGAGCAAGCAGCAAAGCAGTTTAGTAAGAAGCGCAGTAAGGAAATAGCTCAGCTTATACGTGATGGATCGCTACTCGGCAAGACTACTAACGAATTAGTCAAAGATATTGAGAACATAGTCGCCGGTAAG